ACGTCAATGATGAATCAAGGAAGGACATTTAGGAAACAAAAATCCTCCCGCACAACAAACATACAAGTGAGGTTTGTATGAACGAAGTTTGGAAGGATGTCGAAGGGTACGAAGGTTTGTATCAGGTGTCAAGCGAAGGGAACGTGTTTAGTCTCAGGAGAAAAAGAAAAGTGAGCCTTCACAATACGAGCAACGGATATTTACAGGTGCACCTCTGGAAAGGAGGTAAGCCTGAATATCTCTATGTGCATCGATTAGTGGCTGTGGCCTTTTGTAAACGTAAAAATGCTGAGGATTTACACGTCAACCACAAGGACGAAAACAGGAAAAATAACGCTGCTTCAAACTTAGAATGGTGCACGAACAGATACAACCATGCGTATGGTACCTATAGACAAAAGCAGTTTGAGACTAAACGAAAGAATGGAAAAAACATGGTTGTTTTTCAGTATAGCGTTTCTGGAGAATTGGTTGCGAGATATGACTCAATGCACAAAGCTGCAGAAGCGACAGGCGTGACTCGTCAAACAATAAGAAATTCAAGCGATACTGGTCTTGTTAGAAGAGGCTTTTATTGGGTATTGAAGTAATTTTTAGCAGAGCGAAAAGGAGGTGAGGCCAGTGCTCCAAGTTCATGATGGCAAAGTCGGTTATGGTGTCAAGTTCGAGAGGATAAGACGCATAACCGGCTACTGAAGAACCTTGTTGGTACAATTGACCGTTTCAATAATGCAAAACGCGCAGAAGAACACGACCGCGTAAAACATGGATAAGAGGTTTTTATGACAGTGAGAGGCAACCCCGACAAATTGATTCCGCAGAACAAGAGAACAAAGCGGGAACAAAGCGAAATCGCCAGGAAAGGCGGTATCGCGTCGGGGGCCTCTCGCCGTGAGGCTGCAGACCTGAGAAAGCTTATGAACATAATTCTTGAGAAGCCCGTGGATGAGCTCAAGAACTTGCTTTCTGAAGAAACTGCAGCGGCTTTCGGGAAAATGCGTGTTGATATGGCGGTGTGTCTGAAGCAGGCCGTCAAGGCGTTAGAGGGTGACACGAAGTCTTTTGAGACGGTTCGCGATACGAGCGGACAGAAACCTGTCGAGAAGGCTGAGAATAAGCTCGACGCCAATATCGTTTTCGGGTGGGAGAAGTAATGGCAGAGGCAACGCGGATCACGATACCCTACAAGCCCCGGTATCCCGAGGTGCATGCAGTGCTCGAGGACACGCGATTCGTCGTTCTCGTGGCGCACAGGCGCTTCGGGAAGACCGTGCTTGCCGTGAATCATCTGCTCAAGGCTGCGCTGCTCTGCAAGCGTCGTGACGGCTTTTTCGCCTATGTCGCGCCCTTCCGCAACCAGGCCAAGGAAATCGCCTGGGACTATCTCAAGCACTATTCCTCGCCCGTTCCCGGTCGTGGCGTCAATGAGTCCGAGCTCTGCGTCACGCTGCCCAACGGCAGCAGGATCCGCATCTTCGGCGCTGACAATGCCGACGCCCTGCGCGGTCTGTACTTCGATGCCGTGGTTCTCGACGAGGTGGCGCAGATGCGGCACGAGGTCTGGCAGGAAATCGTGCGCCCCGCTCTGGCTGACCGTGGCGGCAAGGCGCTTTTCATCGGTACGCCCAAGGGCGAGAACCTGTTTCATACGCTCTACGTCGACGCGCAGAAGGACGTCACGGGCGAATGGAAGGCCCTCATGTTCCGCGTGACGGAGACGAACGCGCTGCCGAAGGATGAGGTCGAGAAACTCCGGGCTTCCATGGTTGAGTCGGCGTTTCGTCAGGAATTTCTCTGCGACTTCTCGGCGTCTTCTGATGACGTGCTCATCACGCTTGATGATGCGCAGGCTGCCAGCGAGCGTGTCTATGCGCCCCTGGAATACGAGAGCATGCCGCTCGTCTTTGGTGTTGACGTGGCCCGCTTCGGGAACGACTGCTCGGTTGTCTTCCCTCGTCGTGGACTCATGGCTCTCGAACCGACTGTCATTGCCAAGGCGAACAATGTGCAGGTCGCGGAGCGCATCATCGGCCTCTATCACCAGTACAAGCCCGAGGCGATTTTCGTGGATGCCGGCCAGGGGCAGGGCGTCATCGACATTCTGCGTCAGACCTTGTCCTGCGTGTACGAGGTTCCCTTCGGCGGGCAGGCGCTCGATCCTGCCAAGTATTTCAACCGGCGTTCCGAGATGTGGTATCTGCTGCGCGAATGGATCCGCGCCGGCGGTGCCATCCCCTCCATGCCGCAGCTCGTGGGCGAGCTGGCCGCTCCGATCTACGGATTCGATCCGAAGGGCCGCATCAGCCTGGAGAAGAAAGAAGACATCAAGGAACGTCTCGGCCGTTCGCCAGACCTGGCGGATGCCCTGGCGCTGACCTTTGCGCTGCCCGTGCTGCCCGAGACGCAGCATCGGCAGGAGTATGCGGATATGCCGAGCAACGTGCTTGCGCGCTTTGACGACGTTGAATGGGGAGGATCCGGATATGCTGCCGGCGTTCGTTCGTCTCTCATCTGACCTGTACGGCCGTATCTGCATAGGCCGCGAAAGATCCGAGGCGCTCAACCTCGAATTTTCGTACGAGCTGATCAAGGCTGCCGGTTATCAGCGCACGCTGATCTATGATCAGGACGAGATGCCCACGGTCGAGAAGTGGCTGGAATTCCTCCTTCAGCCGCAGCACTGGGTCTTTCAGCTCTATCAGGATGACGGAACGCCCATTGCCCTGGCGTGGCTGCAGGCATGCACGCTCACGGGTGCGCAGCGTTTCGGCCACTTCACGACACTCGGCACGGCGCCTCGTGAGCTCGCCATCAGGGCCATCCAGCTGATGACCTACGACGTGGTGGCGAAGTTCACCGAGGTCGAGCAGTACATCGGCATCACTCCGAAATGCTACCGGCATGCCTGGAAGTTCGCGCAGGAGCTGGGCTTCCGCAAGCTGGCATATCTTTCTCACGGCGTCTACTGCCTCGGCAAGCGCCGCGATGCAATCCTGTCCATCTGGGACATCAAAAACCGAGAGGCGGTGGAAGCATGAGGATCTACACAAGTTGCACGTTTGACATGGAGACACTGGAAACCATTGCGGAGGAATCCTTCGAGTACGAAGGCGAAGTCGCCCTGTGCGGCGGTGGCGGTGGTGGCGGCAAAGGCGGCGGTGGCGGTGACAACGGTGCTGCCGCGCGCGAACAGTATGAGCGCCAACAGGCTGATCTGGCCCGGCAGAAAGCCGAGCAGGAGGCCAAGGAAAAAGCCGAGGCCGAGGCCGAAGCTCAACGGCGTGAGCAGTTGCGCCATCAGATGCTTGCGCAGCGCGATATACTCGCAAACGATGATGAAGAAGCAGCCGTGCAAAAAAGCGTGTTGGGGTAGGCCATGGGAACGGGAGCAACACTCGCCATCGGAGCTCTTTCGATGCTTGCAGCGACGGCAGTCAGTTACGCAATGACGCCGACTGCTCCGACGCAGGATCTGACGGACTACGACATGCTGCGCCGTACGCAGGAGCAGGCGGACGCCGAAGCCGAGGAGCAGAAGCAGCAGCGGCTTGAGGCCAAGAAACGCGAAGAGCTGCGCATGCAGCAGATGTACGGTCGTGACATCAACACGACGGAAACTGGCGTGAAAGATCTGGCCGTGAAGAATCAGGTGCTCGGAAGCAAAGACGATGAGGACGCGCCTGTCGTCGAAGACACGGAAAGGGTGGTCTAGTCATGCCCGGACGCGAGCGTGAATTCGTACAGCATCTGAACGCGATGCTCGGCCAGCTCAAGGCGGAGCGTTCGCCATTCGATGACGTGTGGCGCAAGGTGGCGCGGTTCGAGAGCGATCTCATGAACATGTTCGACGGCCAGCTCGGGAACAAACCCGAGATCGGGCTGCGGCGTGATCCTCGCGACCTGGACAACACCTGTCGCCAGGCGATCACCGTGTTCAGTTCGGGCATGCTCTCCGGCGTGAGCCCTGCCTCCGATCAGTGGTTCTCGCTGCGCGTCGCTGACAAGAGCGGCGGTGCGGATCTGGAGAAGTATCGTCCGGTTGCGCAGTGGCTGGAACAGGTCGAGCAGGTCTTCGCCAGAGACTTCGTGAATAAGAACTTCTACACGCAGCAGGTGTCCTCGTACAAGCACATCGGCCTGTACGGGATGCAGTGCATGCTTGTTGGCGAAGCTCCTGACACGGGCGACACCTACTACCGCGACGTGCCCGTCGACGAGATCTACATCGCCGAGGACTACGCCGGCAGCGTGAACACCGTTTTCCGCGAGATGCTCATCACGCTCGGCCAGGCCCTGGAGATCTTCGGCAAGGACAACCTCTCGCCTGCCATGCAGCGCGTGGCGGATCAGAAGGACGTCGATCTCAGCCAGAAGTTCACCATCGTCCATGCTGTCGTGCCTAAGGCTCCGGGCTACGAGCCGCTCATGGGCAATAACAAGCTGCGTTATGCCAGCTACTACTTCGAGCCCGGCGAGGAGCATCTCATCCGCGAGGGCGGATTCGACTCGCTGCCCTACATTGTGACGCGCGCCTATACGGGCGGACGGTCGCCGTATTCCATCAGCCCCGGCACCGTGGCGCTCTCCGACGTGCTCATGCTCAACGAGATCAAGGGGCTCATCCTGCAGAGCGGGCAGATGGCCATCGCGCCTGCCATGCTCATGCCGGATCGCGGATTGGTCGGCCGTCTCAACTATGCGCCCGGCGCCATCAATCTGTACCGCAAGGACGGCAACACGACCGCTGCCGACTTCGCGCCGCTGCAGACGACGCAGGGCAAGCTCGACATAGGCTTTCAGCTGCTCGAGCAGGCGCAGAAGGACGTGAACGCCGCCTTCTTCGTGGATCTCTTTTTGATGATCCACAACCGCACGCAGCAGGGCAGGGGAACGCCGACGGCCATGGAGATCCAGCAGCTCGCCAGTGAGAAGAGCTTTTTGCTCGCACCCATTCTCATCAATCAGCAGCAGGAGAACTTCAACCGGCTGTTTGAGCGCGTGTTCGACATCAAGAAGCGGGAGGCCGGTGCCATTCCGCCGCCGCCCGAGGAGCTGTTGAACGCCGAGATCGAGATTGAGTACGTCTCGCCGCTCGTGCGCGCGCAGCTCTCCACCAAGGCCGAGCAGATGACGCAGAGCGCCATGGAGATCGCCAACCTGGCGAACATGTATCCGGACGTGCTCGACCTGCTCGACAGCGAGCAATTCGCGCGCAAGCTCATGGAGATCCGTGGCATGCCGCAGTCGTGCATCCGTTCCTTTGACGAGGTCGCGGAGATCAAGGCGGCGAAGATGCAGGCCCAGCAGATGGCGCAGCAGCAGGCGGCCCAGCAGCAGATGCTGTCCGGTGCCATGGCTGGCTACGAGGGTCTTTCTAAGGCGCCTGAACCGGGTTCGCCGGCAGAGCAGATCCTCAAACAGGCAGGCATGGCCATGCCGCAGGATGAAGGCGGGGTGCTGGCGTGATGGATGTCTCAGAGATCGTTTCCATGGAGAAGCAGCGGCAGCATGAGTACCTGACGCTTGCCGCGCACATCAGGGCCGCGCTTTCCACACCTGACGGGAAGGTGCTGCGCGAGTGGCTTTATACGAACTGCTTCATGGACACGCCTCTCGACGCCGGACAGTTCGGGAACGTCGCCTGGCTGCAGCGGATCTGCGGCAGGCGGGATCTTTTCATAGCAATTCAACAACTGGAAAAGGATGGCGCACATGTCTCAAACAACTGACGCAACGGCTGCGGCGGCTCAGGCCCCTGCAGCACAGGCAACGGCAAACACTGGCGGCAGCGAAACGCTGCTCGGTGCAACCTCGGCGCAGGCTGACACGACCGGCAACACGCTGCTCGGATCGGCAGATGCTTCCCAAGCGGGAGCCGCGCCATCTTCCGCAGGGGAGGGGGGAGAGGCCAGTCCTCCAGCTGCCTCTCCCGAACCTTCCGCTCCCGTGGAGGGTCTGGTTCCCCTGCCGGATGATGCGACCGACGATCAGCGTGCGGACTGGAACAAGAAGATGCGCGCGTTGAACAAGGTGCCGTCCGATGCTGACGGCTACGGCGACTTCGGTTTTGGCGATGAATACCCGATCGACACGTCGAGCGAGGATTACAAGTATTACACCAAGGTCTTTCATGACATCGGCATCAACAAATCGCAGGCCAAGAAACTGCTCGAGGCGCACGTCAAATACGCGAACGAGGCTGTCGAGCATCAGAAGCGCCAGGACGAGGCCGTCATTACGGAATACCGGGCCAAGGTCAAGGAGGCTTTGGTGAAGGAATGCGGCGGCGAGGAGCAGTTCCGCCATTTCAACGACGTCGCTGTGCGCGGCTTCAAGGCTGCTGCCCAGGGCGCCGGGTTATCAGAGAACGACACGCGAGGGATTCTTTCCATAGTGGGCGATGATCCGCGTTTTGTGAAGCTCTTCCACAACATCGGGTCGCAGTTCAGCGACGACGTGCTCATCACGGGCACGGCACCCCGGGTGAAAGAGAAGACTTTCGAAGACATGTTTGGCTCAATGTTCAACAAAAACGGAGGATAAAACCATGCCTTTCGGCAACACTCTCAACCAACTCTCTATCGGCAAGGCCAAGACGTTCGTCAATCAGGTGGACAACATCACCGAGAACGCCCCCATCGTGAAAGCCATGCCCTTCGTGGCCGCTTCGGACCAGCTCTGGGACGTTTCCAGTGAAGTCCAGATGGTCGGCTCCGGCATGAACAGCGTTGACCTCAACGCGCCCTTGCAGGAAATCCAGCTTGCCGACGCGCTCAAGCAGACCCAGCTCAACATCTTCGGCGCAAAGATGTTCGTGCCTGAAGACACCGCCAAGCTGGAAGGCGGGCCGGACAAATACTTCGGCAAGAACCGCCAGACCTTTGAGCGTCAGACCGGCATGGATGTGGAACGTAACTACATCTACAACGCCTTCCTGCCGTTCGCTCTGGCTCAGTACGCTGCCGGGCATACCGACTGCGTGCAGAACGCTGGCGGCTCCGGCAACACGAACTACAGCCTGATCGTCGTGCGTTTCGACAACACGAACATGGCAGGCCTGTATTCGCCGCTTTGCTTCAAGCGTGACACCTTCCTCGACATGTCGCCCATCAACGGCGGCAACCTGTACGAGAATGGCGATTCGTCCAGCAAATATTACAAGGTGCTCGGCTACGGTCTGCGCATGAAGACCTACATGGGCGTGCGCATGCTGTCCTATCGGAACATCTCCGCCATCGTGAACATCAAGCTGTCCGCTGCGACGCCGATGACGAAGGCGATGGTCGAGAAGGCTCTGCTGGGCGCCCGCGTGGGCGAAGCCGGAAAGGCCATGATTCTCTGCCATCCGAAGGTGAAGCTCTGCCTCGCTGACATCGGCAAGGTCCAGTACATGCAGTCCAGCTACCCCGAAAAGGGCGTGGACTTCCGCATCGACACGTGGGACGGCGTGCCCATCGTCACCAGCTACAACTTTGTGGACGGCGCTGAAACCGACATCAGCCTGAGCTAATCAATAGAAAGAAGGAGACATACCATGTGGAATCACAACCTCCGCCCTCACGGCGAATACTTTGCTCTGTCGCAGGCCATCACTTCCACGCAGGCTGCGGCCAACGTGGAAGCCAACAATCCCACCCGCATTGACGCTTCTCAGGGCGGCACGGCCTTTGTGTGTGCCACCACCAAAACCGGGACGCTGGCCGTCACTTCGGGCAAAACCATCACCCTGAAGGTACTTGGCGCGAAAACGGCCACCGCTGAAGATGCGGAGTATGTGGAGCTCGGCACTGCCACCTTCACGAACGACTCTGGCGGTTCTCTCACTCTGGGCAGTGACACCAAGGTGTGTGAGTGCATCATCGGTGACGCTCTGCTGAAGTACCCCTACGTCAAGATTACGATTGGGGGCAATGCTGCGGCCACCGGCAATGTCGATATCTTCCCGGCTTACGTTTCGCACAACGGGAGGTAAGCAATGGCTATGGCGTACACCGCGCTCCGCAATTTTGCGATGGTGAGCGGCAACGGGGCAACGGTCTATCTGGAAGGGCAGACCGTCCCCGAAGCCATAGCGAAGATGTTCCCCATGCATATTGTGGAGCTGGCAAAGGCTGAAAAGCCCGTGGCGCACAATCCCAACCTGAAAGAAAAGCCCTCGCGCAAAGAGATCGCCAAGATGACTGAGAACGAGCTGAAACAGTGGCTTGCCCAGTTTCATCCCGGCAGTGCTCCGGCGGGGGATATGGACAAGGCCGGGCTTGTGGAAATCGTCGTGGGCCTTGTGGATTAAGACGCGTGGGGGCGGGGTGATTGGCCCCAGCCCCCGTTGAATCAGCACTATAGGGAGACAGGCAATGGCAGTCGAGAGCACGATAACCAGCGTTGTCTATACCGTCACATCGGCGGCGGCGGGACAGGAGTTTCCGATTCCCTTCCCGTATATCGAGAAGGAACATGTCGTTGCCTATTATGCGAACGAAGGTGAGAACACGAGCCTGACGTATGGCACCGATTACACGGTGAATAGTTCCACGCTCACGGTGACGGGGACGCTGCCTGTAGGCGCGAAGTTCGTCATCCAGCGTGTGACGCCTCTGACGCAGGAAATCGTCTGGGTGGACGGGCAGGCCGTCTACACGCCGGACATCATGCAGGCCGACGACAAGCTGACGTACATTACACAGGAATTTAAGGAACAGATTGACCGTTCCATCAAGGTGGATGCGTCGTCATCGCAGACGCCGGAAGAGCTGATGGAAGAAATTTTTGCGGTCCGTGAAGATGCTGCCGGGAGCGCGTCTGACGCCGCCGCAAGTGCCGCTCTGGCGCAGGCATGGGCAGAAAGCGACACGCCGCCCGACCCGGAAGATGAGGACAGCAAGAGCGCGAAGACGTGGGCTGGCGTATCCGAGAATTGGTCGGATGTGGCGAAGGCGTGGGCTGAGAGCGATACCGCGCCGGACCCTGACGACCCGGATTCCAAGAGTTCAAAGACGTGGGCTGCTGAAGCGGCTGAATCAGCGGCGGAAGCTGCGGCCTCTGCCGCGTCTGTTGGCGGCTCCATGTATACGGAGGCCATTACCGATCTCAACGTGGGCGATGTTGCGGATGGCATCATCGTTGTGACGGATGAGCCGGATGGTGACACGGACGGCCTTTTGCTTGGTGGCGTTCCCGTTGGCACTATTATATGGAGCGGCAATGCAACTGTCCCCGCAGGCTATCTTCTCTGCAATGGCAGTGCCGTAGGCCGTGAGACGTATCCTGAATTGTTTACGGCTATCGGTACGACATTCGGTAGCGGTGACGGTTCTACCACGTTCAATCTGCCGAACTTGATAGATAAATTCATCGAGGGCGCAAATGCAGCTGGCACCGTGAAGGCGGCGGGACTGCCGGATTTCTCTGGAAATTTTAGCGGAATTTTGAATGTGACAGCGAACAGTGCAGCATCATGGGCGAATAATGTAGATGGAGCATTTTCAAGTTCACCTTATGTATCAGGTACAAATACAAATATTATAGCTGGTACTTCTGGGGATACTTATGGTGGTTTGCGTATAAAAGGTTCTGATTCAAATGCCATTTACGGCAACAGCTCAACAGTCCAACCCCCCGCAGTAACCGCTTTGCCCTGCATCAAGGCTTTTGCCTCTGTCATCGGTGATGCAACGGTTGTCGCTGGGCAGTTGGTGAATGAGATACAGTCAAAGGTCGCGCTGGATGGCTCTAACACTTCAAGTATCGGCCCTACGCTGTCAACATACATGGCCCATGCAGCGATGCCTGATTTTAGCAGGTATGAAGATTACACGGCAATGTCACCATCAAATGATATAAGAGATTTACCACAAGCCCCTGCTGATGGTTATTGGCAAATTAGTATATCTTCAACTAATGCAACTGGTGTTTGTTTGCGCATACGGGATGTTAATCAAAAGAATATATATAATTGGTACGATGCTAACAGTTCCGCAGTATCAGTAGGATGTTTTGTTCCGGTTGTAAAGGGAGCTGTATATGAAATATATTTTCAGAACTCTACAGGAACTTCTACGATGAATACTTTCCGTTTCATCTACGCCAACGGTTCCGCAACCGCCTAAAGGAGAAACATCATGACCTATGTAAGATATAACCCCGACAACACCATCGCCGCAACCGCATAAAGGAGGCATAAATGCCATCATACAACGGTATCATATACCAGAAACAAGACGACCATTTTGAGCGCATATCGCCCAAGGTGACAATCGCCGCACGGAATCCGGGCGAGCTGGTGTACTCGCTTCTGCCGCTGCAAGACAA